CAGATGCCCTGAAATGAGTCGGAGCAATCAAATTTTTCTTTCGTTCTGGTGGAAAATCCAGAGATGCTTCCACTGGGTAGGAGGAGGAATGGGGGCTTTTCGTAGCGGCCTCAATTGGGTGGACGTGAAGATAGTCGCCGACCTCGAACACATCAAGTTGACGGAACCATGGCTGAAGAGGATACGGAAGGCCGAGAGCTTGAGCGTGGCCCAAGACGTTAAAAGAATGAGCGAAGATAAGGGGTAGAAAATGAGTTTAGACACAAGAATGAGCATTACGCTAGTCGATAATGCTTCTCCAAAGCTCGAGGATATTGCTGCGGCATACGAGCGTATGCATGCTACTATGGGCCAGTCTGCCTCTGGCATGGGACAGCTCAGTACGGCATCCGATCAGGTAATTTCCTCGCTTCAGCAACAAAGCGAAAGCATAAAAACCGTAAGTAGCCTGATTAAAGACTTAGCAGGAAGCATGACGAAATATTTTATTTCGACAAATGCATTTGCAGGAATGGCAAAAGCGTGGAATGAAACGATTGCGGGCGGTTTCGAATATAACCAACAGCTTGAAAATAGTCGGATAGGGATTGCTGGCATTCTCGAATCAATTACACGGCTTGATGGTAAGCAACTGGAATGGAATCAGGCACTTCTCGCATCTAACCAGATTATGGAGACGTTGAAAACCCAAGCAGTCGAGGCTTCTCTTTCGACGTCCGATTTGGTAGAAACGTTCCGAGGGCTGTTAGGGCCTGGGATTGCGGCGGGAATGAAAGTAAACGAAATTGCAAAATTCGCCGCTGTCGGTTCTAAGGCTGTGGCTGACTTGGGCCTTCCACCAATCCAATATCTACAGGAACTGCGTTCTATTATCTCTGGCAATATTCGTCCCGCTTCCTCCACATTGGCTACTGCTCTGGGGCTGACAAATCAGGAAATTAAAGCCGCAGAGAAAAGAGCGGGAGGACTGTTCCAATTCCTGATGGAAAGACTGGAAGGGTTTGAAGCAGCCAACGAAGCTACGCAAGGAACATGGCGAGGCGTGACCACTAAACTGCAAAACGGCTTAAAAATGGCCTTCGGCGAAGGAATGGAACCGTTAACCGAATATGCCACGAGAACAGTTGGGCAAATTGCCGACCAATTTATTACCTTAAATAAGCAAACTAAAAGCCTTGAAGTTAACAAGCAGTTCGTAAAAGACATTCAAACTATTTCTAATGGAATTGTCAATGCCAGTTATGCGGCAGGGAAAACGGCTGCTCCCTTCGTAAAAGCGGCGGGCGGGGTTGGCAGCGACCTTTTGCACTATATTGCCAAAAACCCGGAGCAAATTGTAGCGACAGTCGGGTTATATCAGTTAAGAAAAGCATCTAGGGATCTTAACAACGTAGCCGATGACACTGCCCATGTGTATCGGGCAACAACATTAGCAGGTCGAGGGTATCAAAAGCTTGTAGACTGGGTTGATGGATATTCCAAGGCAGTAAAAACTGCCGACGCATTAACCACTGGACTAGCAACGGCTTTAAACGGAAAACTATTTGCATCTAAGACAGGCCCTGCGAACCCTGTGGCGGGTCTTGCGGAAGCTTATCAAAAGCTGGGCGCACAGGCAAAGACCGCACAAATTATGCAGGACAAAGTCTTCGAAACGCTTGCTACTAAAGGAAGCGATGCGGCGACCAAACTAGCGGTCAAGTTTAAATATGCCGCAGAAGTAATGGGCCAAGTCGCCAAAAATGCTAATGCGATAAATGGGCTGAATCTTAAAACTGGGGACAGCATTAGAAATGCCCCCTCGACTGTACGGAAGCAAGAGACTGCAGACAGGTCTGCCTTTTTTGACATTGCCAACAGCAAACGTACGGAAGACTCAATTACTAGAGTGGCAGAAAAGCTAAAAAAGTTAGGCGTGGAAGCCCAGAAAGCCGCATTTATCCAGAAAACGGCCCAGGATATGGTTATCAACGGGCAAGCCGCCGCTGCGAGCGCCTATGTGACAGAACAGGAAAAAATTGCTCAGGGAAACAAGCTTCAACGTGAAGCTATGGATGCCGAAAGCAAAAGATTTCAGGATGAAATCGGGAACTTGCAGAAAACTGCACAACAATATGAAAAATATAATAGTGTAATAGAAAACATTAAATCTGCGGCGGGTAAAAACGGACTTGATAAAGAAACTTTAGGCGCTAGGGCAACAAAGCTTGCGGAACAAATGCGGGCTGCAGGAATGAGCGAACGGCAGATAGTGAAAACATTAAAAGTTGAGCTGGATGCCGTGAAACATAAACGCCTAGAAAACATCGACGCCGTAGAGAAGATTGTCGAAAAACACATTGAAGAAAAGAACGCAATAAGTAGCACGAATTATGCAGAGCAAGCATTGCTTAATACAACAAAAGAGTATATGAGCCAGGATTGGTCGAAAATGACCAGGGAATCCAAGAAAATGCTTGAGTACGATTCTTGGCATGTGCTAAATCTGGAAAAGAACAGATCTGCGGTAAGTAAAGTAACAAACGCATATAACAGCCTCGAAAAAGCCGTTAAGCAGGGTTATATTACTGAAGAAGACGCCGGAAAGCTTACCATTTCAATTCAAAAAACAGTTGCGGCAGGATATGTAGACCAGGCTCAGAAAATTGCAGATGTAATTGCGAATGAGGTTAAACGAGGAGAACTCAATTCGCAGAACGCTAAGTCCATGATTCAAAGTTCCAATGCGGAAATAGAGGCTAGAAATAAGCTTTATAGCTTTGACAAAGAGGAAATAAACAGACTGAAGATTAAAACTGCTCTTAAAGATGCAGAAGCCAATCTCGAAAGACGGGCAAGCCAACAAGAAATCGATGATGCGAAGAAGGTCAACAAAGCCATTATGGAAGTTGTTGACGCCATCGAAAAGAAGGGCGGTAGCCTCGAAAAAATCGTTCCCCTCGCACAGCAAGCCGCCGAAGCAGAAATCAGTTCCAACAAACAGGTATTGGAATCTGTCGAAAATCAGACCGATGCCGTCAAACGAAATATGAAGGTGGGACGGTCACGAATTGCACTTGGAGTAGATGCTATATCAACAGCAGGGGGCGTGGCAGTAGCGATTGGCGGGCTAGTTGACGCATATGGAGCATTGACTGGCGCTGAAGACGATGATACAAAGGCTACGGGTGCATGGATTTCCGAAATGGGGACTGCGGTATGGCAGATTGGCACATTAATCACAGCTTTGCGTGACTTGATTCCTTACCTTATAAAAGCCACAGAATGGCTTGGCAAAGCGGCGAAAGCAAGATGGGCATTGGAACATGTATCCTTCCTTGGTGGCGCCGCCGTTGCAGCATTAGGCGTGGAAATATATGAAGGAATAAAACCGTTCGCAGAAAAAGGAACAAACCCATTTGCGGGAACTTACCAAAACACACAACCGAATGAAGGAGCATCTTCTGGGTGGTATTTCAACCCCGAAGATTATCGAAACGCAACTAGAGAAAACCCAGAGGCTCCGAAAAGTGACGAAAATGCCATGAGGATGCTAAAGGGGGACGGGCAGAAGACCGCAGAAGATTGGGAAACCCCTGCTGAACGTCGAGCCAGAGAAATGATGGATATGGCTAACGATAACATGAATCGTGCCAACCAAATCCTCAACAACCTTAGCCCCGGATATGATGCACCGTCTTCGGGCAAGAAAGGAAAGTCTGGAAGAAGCGCTGAAGCTGCTGCACGGGCGGCACAACGTGAAGAAGAGAGAAAGCTTGCCGAACTCGAAAAGCTTGCAGAGGCACAAAAAAAAGCCAACGCTGAGGCGATTTCCGCAACGACCCAAATCGCACTTCAAGCTGCAGATGAATGTTGGGACATGGGGCAAGACGGTTGCGTTGCCCTCATGGATAAATTAGCTAAAAAAGGTGCTTGGGGTGGAGAAGTCTTCCAAAAAGACGGACACTGGCTCTATGATGTTTATGACGTCAGAGATAATGCTGAAAATCTTAATATGTGGTATGACGAAACCGACCCAGACGAAGTCCCCGAAGGCGCATACCCGGTTTTTGCAAGTTCTCGATGGCCCAGGGGGGCGCATATTGGGTATTCCATTGGTCATGGGCAAATGGTTCATAATGCTTCATCTAATGGTGACCGGGCGGCGGTTGGAGAAATTGGCCAAATGGGTGACGAATGGCTTATTGGCTATATCTATAAAGACCCAGGAACGGCTCCTGGGGAGTGGAGTACAGAAACAAAGGCTCAAATCAAGGCTACACAGGAAGCTGCGAAGAAAGCAAAAGAAAAAGCTAATGCCATTAAGGATACCATCAAGCTGACTCGGGAAATGAACGAGGATATCGATAAAATCAACGGTGTTCCAGATTATATAACCCAAAGGAAGAAAAATAGTGAAAAGTTGATGGATATCGCTGCCAAGCTGTCCAAAGATAAGAGCAAAGGCGCTGATATTAGCTATGCGTCCGAAAGACTGAATGCGTATTCAAAGGCACTCACACTGGAGAACCTTGCTCAAGAGCGCCAATATACCATTGATCAAGCTGAAGAAGAACAAAAACGAGTTGACAATGCCTATAAGATGGGAATTTTGACAACTCAAGAACACAACGATGAACTGGACAAGCGGCTTGAGGCAGAGCGAAATTATCTCGAAACCCTACTGGGCGATGCAAAAATATCACATGACGAGAGAGTCAAATACGAAGATCAGCTAACCTCCGTGATTGAAAAGCAAGAATCCAGAAGGGCGAGAACCTTAAAAGGAGCATTGCAGAATAATGCTCAATCGCTAAAGGATTACGAAATCGATTACACCAGTATGATGACGAACATCGAAGACACGTTCCAGAATGGGATGGATAATATGTTCGATGGCGTAGTTGATGGCACTACTGGCTTGTTCAATAATCTCGAGAACGCCTGGAAAGACCTTACCAATTCCATCATTAACATGATCTGGAAGATGGCAATGGAAATGTACGTGGTTAAGCCGCTATTCAATTGGCTAGGGAATATGATTTCGCCAACTAAAACGCCGACTACTGGCGGCGGTGCGCTTGCAGCGGCAGTATCTTCCATTGCATCCAGTAATGGATGGGGAAATGTAACTGGAGCATATCACGGAACGTTTTACGACTCGGAACCGAAATTTATGAGTTCGAGTTTTACCAATCCAACGTGGGAAACCGTAGGGCATAATGCTAATGGCGGCTATGCCGAAGGATGGAGCATTGTTGGTGAAGAAGGCCCAGAACTGGTCAACTTCTCCAACCCCGGTCGTGTATACACGGCTAAGCAGACTCGGGAAGCCATGGGCGGCAACCTTGAGAATGTTAAAGTTGAGATCATCAATAAATCTGGCAAAGATGTGAAAGCAGATAATGCCAATGTGAAATTCGATGCCAAGGGCGCTGTAATCTCCATCGTGCTGAATGCGGTGGCAAATAACACCTATGGCATGAGAGATATTTTGAAGGGGGCGGCTACAACTTGATTACCTGGCCTTCGATTACTAACCCGGATTATCCTCTGAAGGAGACTCCAGAGGATAACACTATCAAGAGTACGTTCGAAGACGGAAGTGTGCAGGTGCGGCAGAAATTTTCCAAATGCCGCACCACCTATACTCTTACTTGGAACCAGCTCAAGACGGATGAGTTCAAAAAACTGGACAGTTTTATCAAGAACGATGCCAAGATGGGCGTGAACACATTCGTGTGGACGCACCCGGAACTGGGAACGAAACACACGGTGAGGGTCAGCAGTTATCCCGAACACGAATTGGTGGAAGGAAACTACTGGCAGGTAACTGTAGAATTGCAGGAGGCATGAAATGTTATCTATCTCTGCCGTATCGAAGCAGGATAAAAACAAACTGAGCATTCCCGGATGTTATCTTATCCTCCTCGACATTGAACCGAAGAACAACACGGATGATTCCAATGTCATCCGTCTGGTGAGAAATAACGAAGATGTAGTGTGGAAAGGGAAGACCTATCAGGCCTTTCCCTTCACCATTGATTCCGTAAAGGAAGACTCCACGGGGAGCGAACCAGAGGTCGAATTGACCGTGGACAATACGACTCGTGCGCTGCAGGGAACTCTGGAAGATTCCAATGGCGGCAACGGTTACATGGTGACTCTTCGAATCGTGTATTCCGAGAACCTTGACGGCGACCCGGATGTAGAAGAACTGTTCACCAATAATCATACCACGGTGACGCAGAGCGAAGTGAAATTCAAGCTAGGCTCTGGCTACCCTCTGAACGGACGCAGACCCCTCGACAGATTCATGAAAGATCATTGTAGGTGGGTGTTTAAAGACATTTTCTGCGGCTACAACGGTTCGGAAACGAAATGCAACCACAGCTTGACGAACTGCCGAAAGCTTGGCAATTCCTCGAGATTCGGCGCATTCCCCGGCATCGACCAGAAAGGTATCTATCTCCATGATTGATTACACTGATTTAATTGGTTGTCCATTCGTAGGAAGCGGACGTGACCCTAAGACTGGCCTGGATTGCTATGGACTGGCGAAAGAGATTTTTCGCAGATATGGTTACGAAATCCCTGAGTATGACGAGGACTACACCGATGTTCCGAAGGTCACTAGGCTTATGAAAACAGGCCTACAGGAGAGTTGTTGGGAAAGGATAGATTCCAACACCGAGCCAGATGAGCCATCTCTAATCGCAATCAGATTTGGCGTACCACAGCCGTTTATCAACCACGTAGGGGTTTATATAGGCCACGGCAAATTCATCCACACACGTGAGAACACAGGAGTGGTCGTCGAGCAGGTGAATTCTCCTGTGTGGCGACACGTGATCGAAGGATTTTACAGATATAAGGGAGCAAAGAATGTTTAGACTTACAATTGTAAAGAACCCATTCCATCCCGAACTGAATAGAGAAACCCGTACCATGGGTGAAGGAATGACCATCCGACAGCTGTCGGAAGAATTCCAACCTGAAGGCGAGATTGAACTGAAGGCAACTGTCAATGCCCATTCTGTAGAGGATGACTATGTTGTCAAAAAAGGCGACTTCGTTGTCCTGTATCCCTACATTGGCAAGGGACATGGGAAACGACTGTTCTCCATGGTCGCCATGATTGGGCTTGCCATTGCTTCTCATGGCATTGGTGCGTGGGCGCACGGTCTTTGGGAAACTGGGGCAACGTGGGGTGCGGCTGCCAACTTTGCGGCTGCCGCCACCATGTTCATCGGCGGGGCATTAATCTCCCATTTCACTCCGAAGGCTAATCTGGACATGGGCAAATATGATGATGGTAAGACCACCTCTACCTATTCCTGGAGTGGCCCGCAGGTGATGGAAGGGCAGAACAATGCCATTCCGGTGATCTATGGGAAAGTCAAAGTCGCAGGGCAGAGCATTGCAAAATATCTGTCAGATGACGGCGATAAAGAATACTTGAACTGGCTGATTGCTGCAGGGGAAGGCCCTCTGACTATCAGCGACATCCAGATTAATGACAATGCGGCTTCCTATTATACGAACGTCCAGATTGATACAAGAGAAGGGACGAATGACCAGACCGTCATTCCCAATTTTAACGATACGTATTTCACAAAGGAATCTAATTACAAGCTGACCAAAAACATGAGAGTCGTTGAGGTACAGGGGAACGCTACGCAGGGGATTATCGTGTCCATCGAATTCCCCGCAGGGCTGTTCTACGCCAACAACAAAGGCGGCTATGACGAGGCCTGGGTAGATTATTACTGCGGCTATCGAAAGAAGGGAACCACAGGGGCATTCAACCAGATTTTCCGTGGCAGAGTAAGCGGCAAAACGTCTTCTGCCATCCGCAGACAATGGCGGGTAGATAATCTGGCGGCGGGAGAATATGAAATCGGGATTGCAATCGAGAAGATGAGCCACGATGAGAATTCCAACCGTGTATCCATGCACTCTTATCTGACTGGCGTTACCTCCATCGTATATGATGATTTCGCTTATCCCAACATCGCTCTGGTCGGCATCCATGCTCTGGCAACCGACCAGTTAAGTGGTACTCCCAGTGTTTCGTTCATGGTAGAACGGAAGACTGTTTATGTATATAATCCTCATACGAAACAGTATGAGGAACAGCCCGCCAACAACCCCGCCTGGGCTGCTTATGACTATATTCATGAATGTCGGAAAATCAAGAACATTCACATAGGCCAATATGAATATGTAGTCCGAGGAGCTGATAAGCGGCTGATGCTCTATGATCAGTTCAAGGCATGGGCCGATTTCTGCACAGAGAAGAAATTGTACATCAACTGGGCTGATGATTCCGAAGGCAGAATCATGAGCAAAGTGAACCAGAAAATTGCTCCCATCGGCAGAGGGTATGTCTTGTGGTTCGGTACGAAATGCGGCTGCATCTTCGATTGCGTGAAGGAACCTGTCCAGTTATTCGGGATGGGGAACATCATCTCTGGTACATTCCAGGAAGATTTCTTGCAGACCTCCGACAGAGCGAACTGCATCGAACTGACCTACACAGATGCCGATAACGATTATAATAGACAGACCATTATGGTGTACGGCGATGGGTATGACGATTCTGACGCAACCCAGAAGACCACCTCTGTTACCTATGATGGCATCACCAGTTATGAACAGGCTGTCAGAACTGCGAAATACTTACTGTACTGCAACGAATACCAGATTCGCACCGTGTCCTTCGAGGCAAGCGTTGATGCCATTGCCTGTCAGATTGGCGACTGCATTCTGGTGTCCCACGATGTGACCAGATGGGGGTATAGCGGCAGGATTGAGAAAGTTGACGGTACTACGCTGACTCTGCCATGCGAGATTGATGACCTCACCAAGTCTTACAAGATCATGTACCGCACACAGGATGACGTCCTCCACGAGAAGGCCATCGTTGTCAAGTCTAGCACGAATGGGTGGACTGAGTGTACAGTAGAAAAGTGGGACAATGACACGCCGCAGCAAAACGATGTGTTCTCCATTTCCTATTCCGAAACTGGCGTGAAACCGTTCATTGTGCGGTCTATCACCAGAGCGCAAGACCTCACCCGGAAGATTGAATGCATCGAATACAACGAGAACATCTTCAATGAGAACTACGAGATTCCTCCTATCCAATATGACATGAAGGAGTCTAATCTTAAGGATGTAATCGCTCTCACAGCGAAACAGTACGCCTACATTGAAGACGATGTGAAGTATTGCAAACTCCACGCTTCTTGGGAGTTGCCTAAAGGGGCCACAGAGTGTAAATACGAAATCCTTCTCTCGACGGATGGCACGAACTACATCACGGTGCGGAATTTCTACCCGAGCAAGGAGATTACCGTTGATACGGAATTCGGCAAGACCTATTACGTCAAGGTGAAATCCATCTACGGCGGGAAGAAGACCGATGGTACGGTATACGGCCCTGTTACTGCAGCAGTGAACGAGGCCCCTCCTGTCAAGAACTTGTACGCTTATAACCGTTATCGTCAGCAGAATGACGGCGGGAGCAGATATGACATTGTGGTGAAATGGGACGTACCAGATTCCAACTCTTATTCTAGGGCAGAAGTGTGGTACAAGACCAACCACGAACAATCCGACTCCATCCGTATTGTGAGCGGTCACGCCGTCAACGAAGCGGGGTATGACTCCGAGTGGAAATACGGGGGCGTTGGCAAAAATGAATGTGTGCTACCGCAAGCCATTGTTGGTGATACCTACAAAATTGCTGTCGTGTCCATTGATAAGTGGGGGACAGCAGGTGACCCGGATACATCTCCTCAGACCTCTATCCTGGTGGCTATGAAGAGTGCCATCCCAGACACTCCGAACAACTTCCGAATCGCTTTTGGGAGACAGGCCGTGGTGAGCTGGGACGAAGTGGCCAACACAGACATTGCTCTGTATGAGGTTAGGACGGACGAGGCCCCTGGACGTACGGACAATATGCTTGCCAGAACGAGCGGACTGTCCGCAACCGTCAGCGGCATCCCCAGACAAGGTGTTCTTTATTTATATGCCAAGAACGCATTGGGGAAATGGTCTTATCCTGCAATTCTTTCCTATAATAAGGCGGTTCCGAGGAAACCTGCGAATCCGAAAATCACGAACACGATGACAGGGTTTGCGGTTTCAGAAGACGAAATTCCTGCAGACTGCCTGGGCATGAACGTATATATCAATAATACGGATGCCGTTAAGACCGAGAACAACGTTCTCAGTTACAACTGTGAACCCGGTTCCTATAATGTGCAGATTGCCTTCTACGATTTGTTCGGGGAAGGCCCTAAATCTGAAACGACCGTAGCAACAGTCAAGCTGACTATTACCAACGAAAACCTCAAAGATGAAGCGATTTCCCTCGAAAAGGTTGACAAGACTATCAAGGATGCCGTGAAGAACGCACAGGATGCGCCTGGGCAGATTCAGGCCATCCAGACTACCGTCACCAACGATAAAAAGGAACTGACTTCCCAAATCACGCAGAATGCCGACAACATCACTTCCATCGTGACGAATCTCGGTGACAAAGATAAAGCGAAAGCAAATTACTCTGCCATTGCCCAGATGCAGGATGATATTGCTCTGCGAGTCAAATCTGACGATGTTATTAACCAGATCAATCTGTCTAAAGAAGGAATTCAGATTGACGGCAAGCTCGTTCACGTTACTGGCAACACGGTTTTTGATGACAATATCATCACGCAGAAAATGCTTCAAGCCGCCAACATTACCCTGGACAACAACCTGACCATCACGGGTGGGAACGTCCTGTTGAATGGCGATGGCTTGAGGCTGACCCTGCAAGACGGCGGCTATACACAGTTTAACTCTGGTGGTATCAGCTATGTGGACTCCAATGGTATCCAGTATGCATCTATCACCAAAATGATTATCGGGAAAGCCTATGATGGGCAGTACATCAAGTTCGCCGCCCCATGGTCTGTACCGCCTTCTGTATTGACAGTGCCAATGAGTATCCAAACTAATGCCATGGGATACGACAATGTAAACACATACATTGTCTGTGAACCTACAGAGGTCACAGCCAATGGGTTCCGGGTGAACAATTATCTTCGCTTACAGAGCGGCGCATATTCCAACGTTAAGGCGAATATTGCAAAAACGTGGACAAGCACGGAGAATTTTGAATACACAGAGGTACGTGTTGACGGATACATGGTATTGATGGATTTTTGGCAAGATGTTTTTACTGTAACAATACCAGCGAGCGCCACGTATTTTGAAGCGCCTGTATTATTTTCATATGGAACAAGATGGGATTCGAACACATCTACTTACGATGATGGAAGCACCAAAACGACGTACTTTATGCAGTGGGGGAACCTTAAACTCGGTCACCTAAAAGACACAAGCTATCACCATGTGGATGGCTGGCATCAAATTGGGCTACAGCTTATTGTTAACGGTGAAACGAAAAGCACTGTATGGTCAAGCTCCGTGACAAACTATACTGCTAATACCATAAACACAACGCTATCTGCAACGTTCGACCAAAGCAGTCAGCCCAGAACGGTTAAGATTAGAACTATCTGGAAGGGACAGGTTAGATACACATACACCAACAACACTATGCAGGACGATGTGAACACAATCAACGCAGACCGGAACAAAGCGGCTATGTGCTGGGCGCACTTGAGCAACCTTACGATTCCATTCTACAAATTTCAATCTGGTGAAGCCAAAATAGCACGGGGATACGCAATGTTCCTTGTAACTGATGGCGGGACGAACAACTACACAATTACGGATTAGGAGGTACAATGAAGCGCACAATTTTCCAACATCCCGAACTCAGGGATGCCAGCGATGCAATTATCCAAGAGGGGACATATGGGAAAGGTTCCCCTCTTGCCAATTCCGACAATACGGGTGTCCTGGATTACATTAATAACAACCTGGAGGCGCTTAACGACAGCATCAATGGCGGGAGAGTATATATTCAAACTAAAGATGATCTGCCGAAAACGGGAGACATGGCTTCTGTATATGTCGCCGAGGATACGGGAAAATGGTATTACTGGAATGGCTCCAGTTATGTATCTGTGGACAACGCTAGATCTGTAGTAGACGACGCCGAGGCTGTTAAGGAAGCGGTTGCCAAAATCGAGCAAAATGTCTTGACGAGCGAAGCGAATGCCGCCAATTCTGCAAAAGCGTCCGCAACGAGTGCCACTGCCTCAGCCAATGCGGCGAGTGCAAGCGCCCAGTCTGCAAGCGACTCTGCGGCAAGCGCAACCGCTTCGCAGAAGTCTGCAGATGCCGCCGCCAAGAGCGTGATCGACACTGAAGCGAAAGTGACCGAGGCGGGAAACAAGGCGAACGATGCGGCAACGAGTGCAACCGCCGCTGCCGCCAGTGCTAACACAGCAAGTCTTCAAGCCGAAGCTGCAGCAACGAGCGCCACAACGGCAACCTCAAAAGCCAACGAGGCCACTACAAGTGCCAGTAATGCTGCAGTCTCCGCCAAAGCGGCGGCTGATAAATATACAGATTTAGTAAACGTAGATCTCACTAAAAAAGCTGACTTGGCAGGAGCTGCCTTCACTGGAAAAGTTACCGCCCCGACTGCAGACACGGGGACGAATGACACACAGGTAGCTACCACAGCTTTTGTGGTTGCCGCCATTGCCGCATTAGTCAACGGTTCCCCTGAATCTTTGGACACCCTAAATGAATTAGCTAAAGCCCTGGGGAACGACCCAAATTTTGCAACCACGATCAGTAATTTGATTGGGACGAAACTTGATAAAACAGGGACGGCAGCTAAGGCGACTGCGGACAGCAAAGGCAACGAGATTGACACGACCTATGCCACTAAGGCAGATTTGAGCACCAGTATTTCTGGGCTGGCAAAAGTCGCCTCGACTGGGAACTACACAGACCTGCTGAACCAACCTGCCATTCCCTCGAAGACTTCGGAACTCATCAATGACAGCAGATACGTATCGACCGATGCTGACGGTAACGTGACCTTAACTGGGACGTTGACTGCCGCCAAAGTCTATAATGCGGTCTACAACGACTATGCAGAATTCTTCCCCAGGGGCGAAGAAACGGAACGTGGCGATATTATCGCTGCGGACGAAACAAGTGACCACGAACAGTACGTCAAGGCAACCGACAAAAGCAAATGCGTTGTAGGCGTACAGTCCGAAGAATTCGCCCAGATCATCGGCGGTGCTGAACTGGAAGATGGGCAGGATGTTCTAACGGCGAATATTAAGAAATACATTCCTGTTGCACTGGCAGGTCGTGTCCATGTGAAGTATACGGGAAAAGCAGTTGTTGGGACGAAAGTAGTACCTTCCGATGTGCCTGGAGTCGGGAGAGCATGGCAAGATGGCGACAGTGATGAAAACGTAGTGGGGACTATTGTTGAAGCCGACACATTGTTGCGTCTGCGCCTCGTTAAAATCCTTGTTAGGGGGTAGACATGGGAGATTTTCTAAAGAGAAATATCAACACAATTTTCGTAATGCTGGGCAATGGCTGTAACATGAACTGCCGTTACTGCCTCCAGCATCCTCTGGTAGAGAAGAGCCTGTGTGGTCATATCAACCCTGATGTGTACCGTTTCATCGAGCAGGTAGCAGAAGAGAATGATGAAAAGACGGGCCTGGGGCTGCATTTTTATGGCGGCGAACCGTTAATCTACTTTCCTTTGATGAAGGAAATCATCAAGAAGACCAAAGACTTGAAGAACGTCCATTATAGTACGATCAGCAACGGCAAAGCTATTACCAACGAAATGGTAGACCTCTTCAACAAGCTCAATTTGAGCGTGTGTATTAGTTGGGACGGTTGCAATGTAGAGAAGACTCGGGGCTACGACGTATTTGCCAAGGGAAGCAAAACCAGAGAGCTGCTCCTGAAGCTTGACCATCTGGGAGTCAGTTGTGTGCTTTCTGCCTATAACTATCCGCAGGACGCCTGTGATGCCTTTCAGGAATTGAGCAAAGACTACTTTGGCATCCACGGCTATCCGCTATCTTTTAACTACGACACGATCATGGACACAGGCCTCGGCGATAAATCTCTGCTCAACATGGACTATGAACGGGTAAAGAACGAAGTCGCAGCGATGATGGATAGATATCTGGCATATCGAATCAAAGACGGAGAGATGAAATTTGCTGAGCTTGCATTCATCGAAAGCAGATTCAACTCTTTGTACGATTATATGAAGGACGGAGATTTCTGGAACCGTCAATGGTGTGCATGCAACAACGGATACAGCACCTTGAACCTTGACCTGGCAGGAAACCTCTATCCTTGCCACAACACTAGCCAGAAAGCAGGAAGCATCTATGACCCCTATTTTAAATATCTGAACGAAGTCCTGAAGACAGATCGGACGTTTGAACGAAGAACCGAATGCCTGAAATGCCCTGCAGCCGTATCCTGCAAAGGCGGTTGTAAGCTTGTTGCCCCGGAAAACATGGAAAATGGTCTGTGTAAACTTCGCAGGGCCATCTTTGAACCCATTGTGACCGCTACCGAGGCTCTTGGCAGGAAGATTACGGAGGCAGGAAATGGCTAAGAATGGGAAAATAGCGCAAACAACGTGGACTGGAGGCGATCAGGGATATGAAATCGTTCTTGCGGACGAAATTACTCAAATTCAAACTGCCATTACAGCACTTGAAGGATATGCCAAGAACGTTGACAACTGCGGTTTCACGAATTACTGCCAAACTCAGAGCTGCCAGGGATGCCAAACGACAAAATGCCAAAGTTGTCAGTCGGATTCGTGCCAGGGCTGTCAATCTTGTCAAACGTGCCAAACACAGTGCAAAAACTGTAACTGCAACTGTTTTGATGGCTGTAGCGATGACAGTTAAGGAGGGGCAATGGATAAAGGAACAATTATTGAATCGAAAAATTATGATAATTTAAAAACTGCTCTTGAGACAATTGCTACAACTATGAATAAGAGTGACGATGTTAGCAATCTTGAATTAAATAAAAGCCAGTGGGCTTCTGGGGAAAATATAATTCTTCCTGTGACTAATCAGTTCAGAAGTGCGGTAAACAGACTTGAGAACGATGCCAGTGAGAACTGCTGTCAGTCGAATTGTTGCCAGACTTGTCAGGGATGTCAAAGCCAGAGCTGTCAAACAACGACCTGCCAGACCTGCCAGAGGTGCCAAACGTGTCAGACCTGTCAAAGCTGCCAGACTTGTCAGAAAAAATAAGGAGCAAAATATGATTATCCAGGGAAGTGTTTTGACCAACGAAGGGCCAAAAACCATTGAGCAAATTAAATCTGGAGACATTGTTATAAATCTTGCCAACCGTCCTTGCAGAGTGGTTAAGGCAGAAAATGGGAATGTCACTGAGGCTATATGCTTCACTAATAACCCAGATTTGCTTATTGGGAATGGAACGGATGTTGCAACTCGTTATGGGAGAGCAAAAAACTCCGAGATGCAGTTCCCACAGAACGAAGAAATGCTGTATCAATGCGAGGCGCCATGCTTTTATGACACGTTGACGGTGAAACAGCTTGATGCGCCTCGACAGGGGTACGAGCTGACCATTGACAGCGGCAACGGTGTGTTCGTAAACGGATACGGCATCTATGTTAAGGAGGCTGTAAATGATTAATGTTTTATATAACACAGATTTTGGGGTTACGAGAGACTCCGGTTCTGTAAAGATTACGATCAACGGCCTGTATCTGAAGGCCGAAGTAACCGACAAGGATGGGAACGTTGAAGGGTTCGACGCCATTCAGGCCATGAGGTCTTACAATTCCTACACCCTTGTTCATTATACGGGGTCTGTGAAGGTGTTCCGTAAAGTCACCAAGTCTGAATATCGCTTTCTTGATCTGAACCGTCTGGGCGTAGCAAACAGACTTGACTTCCAGAAAATTTGCCAACTGTACGGCGACTGGGATGTTCTGCAGGTGGATACCGGGTTAATCACTCCCACCAGCAAAGATATTGTCGTCCGTGTGTTCTCCGTCCATAAGGATAACATCAAAGTCGAGGCTGACTGCGATTATACGATTGGCGAATTCAGCAGCAAAGCTCTGGAATATGGAGATCATCCAAGATTCAACCTCTGGGACAGCTATGCTCTGCAAGTAGTTGGGAGAGAGCTGAAAGCGAACAGAAAAGGAACCGTTATTGACGGTGACTTCGCTACCCCGCTTCCCGCCCTCGATGGCCCGGCATACATGGAAATCGGGATTAAAAAATACAAAGGAAACTTTGAAGAAGCATTAACGAGGGACGAAGACACGGAAGAAGTCATGATTCACTCCAGCGCAGGGTTGCTGAATGCCACCAGAGTGCGGCTGAAGAATGGTGCGGCCAAGGTACGCTTCTACCCGCTTGGCTATACTGGTGAAGTAAAAATCAAACTGGGCCGTAAATGGTACGAAGTCTGGAACGAATATAATCTGATTCTTGGTGAGTCGAAATGAAGAGGGTTACTATCTACCTTGGCAGTAAATGCAACATGAACTGTGCTTACTGCCACAGGGAGGCTGGCCTCGATGAAGAGAAGGGCCTTCCACAGGAATTCTATGAGCGGTTGCGGCGCATGGCAAAAGAAGGGCCGTTGACGGTGAAATTCATGGGCGGCGAGCCAACTCTGTACATGGATACAATTCGTAAGGTGGTAGAGGCTGTCCCACAAGCAAAGTTCATCGTGGCAACCAACGGCGTGAATTTGGGTAAATATTTACCCTATTTTAGAGAACATAATTTCCAGATTGCACTCAGCTATGATGGTGGGGACGTTGATCTGAGAGGGTTTAACCCATTGCAAGAATTAATCGACTACCCCCATCTTAGTGTCAGTACAACGATTTTTCATGGAAACACAGACTTTAAAAAAATCCTCGGGCAGTTCCGAGAAATCAGAACCAGAGGGACTAAGGTAACTTTCTTTCCTCACATTGTCCACCACACAGGGGAGAGCAATGCGGCCTATGCCTTGACGAAAGAAGACTATGACAGCGTGTTGAGTCAATGGAAATCTCTAGTTATGGAACTGATTGACGGATATAAAAAAACAGGAGAGATTAATTGGGAATTAACTGGGCTGTTTTTTGGACTGTTTAGACGGTTAGAGGCCAACTACGAATACGGGGAAACCTACTGTTTCAATAAGGGATTAGTAAAGGTGGGGCCTACCGGGAAACCGTATAGCTGCCAGTACATCAGGGACGTTCCGCTGTCGTGGGGCAAGTGGCAGGAAGAACAGGCCGCAGTTCTGGACTACATGTTCCCAAAGTGCAAAGAATGTAAGGTGTATGGGATGTGTGGCGGCGGCTGTCATAAGAGCTTAGATCACGAGCAGGAATGCGAATTCTACTTTAGCCTTTACTCGTGGTTCCGAGAGCTGGCTGACATGGAACCTGCAGTCTGGAGGCTTGGGAATGTTCTACAGTAAATACAGCAACTTCGTGATATTCCCAAACTGTGTGAACAGCAATGACAGCTTTGCTGCTGATCTGGTAGGGAACGTTCTGGTCTTGAAACATAATGGCAACGTTATGCAAATTAATCTGGATGACTTGTCTCCATGTTCATCGACTCAGGTCGTATCCTGGGCAGAAGGGGATAAAGTAATTTATCATTACCGAGAATTCCTCGAAGAAGTCGGGCTGAAGCCAAGGGAATTCCTGTGGATGTTTAACTTACATGGGTGGGCACAGATTGACAAAACCAGTCGTGGCGTGTTTGTAAAGCTGTTCTGCCCAAAGGGCAAAACGAATCCTGAAAGCGAATATACCGACTGGGCGAAATACCCCCACTCCCATGACCTTCACGCAACCGATCGAGCAAACTCTTGGTCGTTTACTATAGATTCCTGCGAACTGACGAACAACAAACTGAAAATCATTGGAGAATTATGGAAATCTCCGTTATGGGCGAACGAAACAATTTATTTGAACTATGGCAATAATGCCTTCCCGCTCAAGGAAGGCAGGAACGAAATTATCACGGCTTATCTTTTGGGCGAATGGATTTATACGGGAAACAGGTTTAGCCATTACCCCGGAAGGCGTGTCAATGTAACGGAGGTTTTACGTGAAGGACGTTGTAATTGAAGGTTTAAGCACGATTGTTAGTCTAATCCTGGGGGGCTTAGCAGGTTATGCCATTGCCTATATCACAGGTTTAAAAGCAGTCCGCAAAGGTATGCAGCTCATGCTAAGGGGATGCCTGGATGATATGTACCTGGCGTTCCAAAAGCACCCGCCTACCGATGAAGATCTGCGGCGCTTCGAAGAAATGTATCATTGCTATGAAAAACTCGCAGATAATGGAGTCATGGAAGCGAAGCACCGAGCAGTTTTGGAGATGGGGACAAAATGAAACGACTGCATCTACGAATCTCTCCCATGGGATTCATCTATCTTATTGCTTCGGCAATGCTGTTCTGCGCCATGGTCATTCCCATTATGTATGCGGTGGGAATGATCTGGCACATGGACACACCATGGTTCTTTCGAATGATGGATGAGTCAAGAAAAAATTTTAACACCCTGTGTAGTGCAGGTGCGGTAGGTGCTGTGGTCGCCATTGCCGCCTACCTTGTAAACAGAAATCACAATAAGATTCCAGATAAATTGGAAGGAGAACAGAAAAATGAAAGCACCGACTCTCGTAGATTATAATTTGGAATTTGGAGATCTGACCGACCGTGATGTAACGGACATGATTGTCATCCACCACACCGGGAATCCCGAAGATGACGATTTGAGCGCCGAAGAAATTCATGAATCCCATTTGGCTCAGGGATGGGCAGGGATTGGCTATCACTACGTCATCCGAAAGGACGGCACGATTGAACTGGGACGCCCTATGGATTCCATCGGCGCACATGCCTATGGCGAGAACTCCCATACGATTGGCATCCATGTCTGCGGCAATTTCGAAATTGCCTATCCAACTGAAAGTCAAATCGAATCTCTGTCCTACCTGATTGGTTGGCTGTGTGAGCAATACGGGCTGGAATACAGCCGTGATGTTATCGTTGGTCACCGTGACTTAATGCCGACCGCATGCCCTGGCGACAACCTGTACGTCAAGATTAACGATGTTGTGGGGAAAGCAGCCTGGTATCACGCACATTATGATGATGATGGAGTATATCACGTTTGATTTAACGTTGTAATAGCAACAAACGCTCACATATCGACAAAATCAGTCTGTGAGCGTTTTTACTATATTACGAAATTAATCCCATTTAAGTAAAAATAAAAATCCCTATAATCAAATTTAAGAGGTGATTTTTACGGAAGATTATGATAAGAAAATTATTTTAACAATAATTCTCGGCTGTATCGTCAGCATAGGGCTTGGACTGGCGGTTGAACACCACCGAGCTGAAGAAAAGGCGAAAATCGTTAAACCTGACGAAATCAAACAGACTGATACGCTGAAAAAGAAGTTGAACGTGGACACCGATACGGCGCATAAGATTCAGGATAAGGTTGATCGTGCTTCGACTCCAGTAATCAGTTATACAATTGAAGCTCCGACAATCGAGAAGGCGGCAGAAAACACCGCCGATGCGATTAACAGGAACGATCCGTCTTTGCCGAAAATAGTGTCCAAAAAAACGGACAGAACTATGGCGACGCCAAACACGGAAAAGCAGAAAGTCGATGTCTACAAGATCACCCTCAGGAAACCGCATAAAATCAAGGCGGGTGTCCTGGCCACCAGTGACCACGTGTATTATGGCGTAGGGTATCAAGCTGGGCGATGGGAAGGCATGGTGTACACACGGACGGGCCACAGCGTGGATGCAGGAACCGTGACATACACGGTGAAGGAGTGGTAGGATGAGATGGCTTTTATATGCGCCGTTGCAATGCCTATGCGCCCTGCTGTGCTACCTGACCAACTGGGCGGTAGTGCTGTTTGCCGATGAGCAGGGTGAACTGCCTGGACTCTTGAGGTTGTGGCAAACGTGGGACGATACTCTCGACAACGAGACGGACATCGGACGGATGCCGAAATGGTTGCAGTACGACTGGAAAGAACATTATATCCAAGGACAGGTCATGGAGCGGGGGCAGACTCGGTATACAGAAGAACTGATCAAGCCATTTACTTGGAGGGAAAAGCTGAAGCGTTACTGCTGCCGCTGCCATTGGCTCTACAGGAATAACGCCTATGGCTTCGCCTACTATGTTTTCGGCAGAGAAATCTATCCTGCCTATTCTATCAAGGCGGACACCGACCGTTACATGATTTTCGATTCCGTTGGAAACTGGGCATACAAAGACCAGACCCCCATGAGGTTCGGTCATTGGAAGATCTACCTGGGGTGGAAGATTCAGCGGACTCTCGGCAGACACAGGGCAATGATTGCTACAAGGATTTGGTTCAGCAAATAGGCCACTACGGTGGCCTATTTTAATGTGTGGTTTAATATTTGTATATAAAAACATTGATTTTATATATAAAAGTGATATAATAACAATCGAGGAGGGAGCAATATGAATAAGGTTATTGGTGGCAAACGATATAGTACAGAAACTGCCAAAAAAGTGGCAGAATGGGAAAATACGGATAATCGTGATGATAGTCACTGGTATAAGGAAGAATTATTCCGCAAAAAAAATGGGGAATTTTTCATTCACGGCCAAGGTGGCAAAGAATCAAAATATAGGAGGGCCACAGGGATTGATTCTTGGGTCGGAGACGAAAAGATTGTTCCATTGAAATATGACGAAGCAAAGAAATGGGGAGAAGAAGCCCTTGATCAAGATAAGTTTCAGAGTATTTTTGGTGACCCAGCGGCAGGAGAACCTTCCGTTGTAACGTCTTTTTCATTGAGCAAAGTGGTGATGTTAAAGCTAAAAAGAGCTGCTGGGGACAGGCAGATGACGATTAGTCAGGTTATAGACGGTCTTGTCAACAAATATTTATAAGAGGTTCTACCTTTTCGCTTTTGGAAAGCCGAAAAGCTGCCGTTCCTCGGAAATGAGGTTCTACTTTTCCGTTCCTAGGAAATCGAAAAAACGGCGTTCCTCAGAAATCAAGGTTCTACTTTTTGCGTTCCCAGAAACTGAAAAAACGGCGTTCCTCGAAAATCAACCGAAGAACGCCGAATATTTTTATGCTATTGCTAAATATTTATGAAAAATGCTAATGCTTTTGCTAATACTTATGCATTTGCTTGTGCAAAATGCGGGGGAAATACTGTGCTAATGCGAATGCTTATGCAAAAAGAAAACCGCCCCATGCGGCAACATGGAGCGGTCAACGGAGGGATGATATATCATGGTGTACAATCGGGAAAGATTTTTTTTGCCAATGGGAGTTGTGGACATCGGAAAATTTATCATTACACCAGGAGAAAGTGATCTCGGCAAAATGGCGAAACCTTGACCACGCTTTTATTATAGCATAGAGGGTAAAAAGACAACAGCCACGCAGATGTTCGTATGGGACTGTAAAGTTTTTTCTCGATGTGATATGATGAAAGCATTGGCAAGCGAGCCTGAAATGAGCGACAGCGCACATAGAAGCGCACAGTGCCGCTGAGTAAGACTCGCTCAACGGTGGGCCAACGTATCCCGCCGCTGCCATGTATCGCAGATCATGTGGTGCAGCATATCTGCGGATTGTATTCAGTGACGTTGCGGGCCGCATTGGCAGGAACGGCAATTCTCCAGTGCGCCGAACGTCCACCATGTTGTTCATGGATTGTACACCTCCTCTCCGAAGAAAGCCTCCTTCACTGGGGGCTTTTTTCATGCCCCAAAATGCACGTTGGCCATTAAGAGCTGATGTACAAAGCGCATTAAGGGAAGATGCACATGGCGCATTAAGGCACAAACAATGCACGTGGTCTATTAAGGGCGAAAAAATTCTCGTCCACAAAATGCACGTGCGCCATTAAGGCGGTTTTTCTGGGTTTTCGGCAGGTGAAAGGTAATTTGTTACATCGAAAATCAGCGTTTTGGAAATGTTTCCAGGACGATTACAGTTTGTTTTAATGGCGAAAAAGCAGCCGAGCCATGGGAGAATTGCCATTTTTAGTGGCGAGAATATAAAATGGAACCATTATTAATATTAGATAACTGAATTGTCTGGAAATGTATTTTCTCGATTCTGATTTGTATCTAACGGAATTTTCTGATTTTATTAGCTAAATTGTGTACACAATTCTAAATTTTAATTGACTGATTTAGAAACAATTCAGAAAACAGCCGAGAATATTCTGACTACTTATGCTATATTTTTCAGACAATTCGTACTGAGTCAAAAATAATAGCGACTTTGCACAAAAACCCCACAAAATAAGGAAGTTTAAGGGAGATAAAATTTTGAACGCTTATATCTTTATGCATGGATATAAAAAACGCTCATAACGCAAATTTGGGCCTATGAATGGTATGACTGAATTTATCGGAAAAATAGACAACTAAATATAATAATTGTGGCAGAAAATGAGAAAACTTTAATGTATCATACACGCAAATATTGACCATGAGAAGGGTTGAAAGGACGAAAATACAAAAATAGGCCACAAAGAGAAAAACCGTTTATAAGGCAAATATGGGAGTGTAGAAGGGTACAGGCGAAATCTAATCTTTTATAAAATCAACACGGAAAAATCAAAATATGTTAATATGACAAATCTATAAAATATATGTACTAATTGATAATAATTATGGTGCAGCCAGGGTAGCCATAATTTTACTGAAACTATGAATTTTCAGATAAATATGTAGTATCCTGGAGATTGTAATATTTCACAATTTAACGTAAATTTAGACATGCTGCAGGATAAAAAAATACCCTCCCGATTTTGGGAGGGTAGAAAGTTACTTTTTATCGCAAAACTCGCTCATAATCTCGAGGAAGTCGACAATACATTTTATACAGTAGATGGCTACGACCACAAACGTTATAACTGGCAATAAGAATAAGAACGAAATGAATATAATTTTTAACACCTCTTTTATAATAAATTGTACTTGCTTTTTAAATCATCAAAGCACTTATTATAAAAATCGTCGGCGTCACCAATGCTTACAAAATCCCTCTTTTCGCCTTTATAAACAACGCTGTACCAATATCTATCATACGTTATACACGAATACATGTCAAGAATGGGGGCTTTCGCTTCTAACGGCTTCCCAATGGGGCAGAGGAAGACCGTCTTTGAATTATAGTCATCCCCCATACAGCTAATGGAATGCGTTCTCCATTGCTCAAGGACTTCAAAATTTTTATCCATGGTAAACCATCCCCTTTATACCTCGGTACCCGCTATTTTTTCAACGGATTTATAAGAATTTTCTAGGTCTTTATAATGCGGGCATTTTTTGGGAATCCCTTCTATATTACTTAAAAAGAGATTTTCCGAAATTTCGGTTTTAGCTTCCTTGCTGCGGCTACCGTCGGCAGAATAGAGGCGGTAATGGATTGACTTTACGTTATTCCTGCTTATATTTACGAGATAAACCGCATTGTTTTTAAAAATAACGTTGAATGTAGTGCCATACGGTTCCCATTTGTAGGCCTTGGGAAAGTCTAGGAAATAAAACGGATTTACAAAAACTCCAACGCCATTTAATGACTTTTTAGTGATGGGGGCAGTGTCACAAAACGCCTTGACTTCTCCCAACAAGTCAGATAAGAAAATTAACCTAACTTTTGAACGCTTTTGAACATTGTCAAGAATGGCTTGAATTTTTTCAAGATTTTTTACACAAATTTTTACGCTTTTCATTCTATTTGCCTCCTAAATCTTTTAAATGACCGCCACACGAACAGCGGAAAGAATCGGGATCGCGTTTAAATCGTGCATATCATTTACAATACGGTTTTATAATCCACGTATAGCCGCATTTTTCACAGATAACTTTATGAACTGGAAGGAAAGAGGAAAACTCTTTCCATTCCGCTTCCGTTGCGTACCGTTGGATTTTAACTCCAAATCTTTTTCCGACTAGCTCGGCGACTTTGTAAAAGGTGCTGTCGTGGCCTCTACTATTAACGGCTGTATGACAAATTTCGTGTAGGATAGTATTTTTAATGATTTCCCATGAACAGCTTAGAAGATAGGACGAAAATTGTAAATCGCAAAAGCCGATTTTACGAAACTTTTTACAGCACCCTAACGTTTTTGTCATATGTGCCGAAACTGTTATATAACGAACAGGGGAAAAGGCAATTTCGGGGAATTGATTTTGCACCAATAATACATAGCCACTAGCCCTAGAAATAAATTCTTGTTTATCCATCGTTCTCACCTCCTACCATTTTAAAAGGATACCTGTTTTAATAGCGTTTTCCCGCCCCTGACCATGGACAGGAAAAACAGGAACAGTGTACCGTGAGAGTGATTGACATAAGATCGGAAGAGCGTCGTGT